TCATTCAGCTCAAAGAGATCATAGTTATATTGGCAAAATATTATCACAAATAACTCAATTTTGTCAGCAAACCAATACTCATTTATTTTTGGTTGCACATCCTAGAAAAATTGAAAGTGAAGGTGGTGTATATAAAAAACCAACTCTTTATGATATTTCTGGTTCCGCTGATTTTTTTAATAAGGCATATAATGGTTTAATTGCATATAGATGTATAGGGCAAAAAACTAAATACAAAAGTGATGTTGTTAGATTGCACGTTGAAAAGGTAAAACGTAAAGAAAATGGCCAATTAGGTGATTTTGAAATTGCACCAGATTTTGAAAATGGTGGCATCTATAAACAAATATATCAAACAGATAAAAAGATACAAGTAATTAAAGATAATGTACCATTTTAAATAAAAATTATGACTAAAAAAGAATTTGAATCAATAAAAAAATATATGTTAAGTAAATCAAAACATATAATGGATTTAAAACAGCCAGAGTACACAAATCAAGGTGAGGATGTTTTACAAAACTTTAAACAACGTGCAAAAGCTATTGGCATAACTCCTATGCAATGCTGGGCGGTATTTTTAAATAACCACTTGCAATCGATATTATCTCATGCTGGTGATGTTAAATTGACTCATGCCGTGCCAATTGCTAATCGTTATGCATATGCACTTCATTCTTTTTTTTTAGGTATTGCTTTATTAAAAGAATCTAATCACATTAATATAAATAATATTAAAATACTAGATGAATAAATATTTAAAAGCTTAATCCTGGTGTTTAGATAATAATATTAAAATTTATATAGTTCCTATAAAAAATAAAAAAGAATGTTATATTGAAATATGTGATAATAGTTTATTTATAAAATCACCTAATACCTATGATAATCAATCAATTGCTAGTAATAAAATATGGGATCTGTATTTGTATTATTATAATAAAAACAATAATATTTAAATAAAAAGCAAAAAATATTTTGTAATTAAAAGAATATTTGTATATTAGCTGTAAATAAACAAATTAATTATTATGAAAAATACAAAAGAATTTACAAAATTTACAGAGTTAGAGAAACAAGTTATCAGAGCATGGTGTAATGAAATTAAATTTTCAGATGAAACCTTTGAGGATGATATGCATAGTGCGGTTACTTATTGGGCAATTGAAACTTATGAAATTGCAGAGGCAACAAAAATTCCTTTAAAAATATTAAGAGGGGTTTTAAGTAGTTTAATTAAAAAGAAAGTTTTTTCAGAGGGTGAAATATCAGGTGATACATGGACATCACCAGATAAACCAGCATTTTTCTTTGGTCAATATTTTTGTAAGGATAATTATGAGGGCAACCAGGTTGATGATTGTAATATGGCCAAAGTTTATGATGCAATAAAATAAAACCTAACATAAAAAGCCAGGCGAGAGCTATTGGCATTAGGTAATCAAAGGGGGTTTCACAACTCCCTTTTTTTTATGTATTTTTGTTAAATGGCAATTAGACAAGTTTCGACACATAAAAAAAGGTTAATGCTAAAAGCATTGGAAAAAAGTTTATCAGTTGTTACAACAGCTGTAAAGCAAGTTGGTATCGATAGGCAAACACATTACAATTGGTTAAAGAAGGATCCTAAATATGCGGCTGATGTTAAATCTATTGAAGATGTTACATTAGATTTTGCTGAGAGCCAATTACATGAGCAAATACGAGATGGGAATACAACAGCAACAATATTTCTACTAAAAACAAAAGGGAAAAAAAGAGGTTATATTGAAAGGCAAGAAATACAACACGATGCCTCTATTGAAAGCAAACTAATTGAATGGACACCAGCCAAAGACAAAGAGTAAAAGAATTTTGTAATAAGCAATTTTATCAAGCAGTAAATTCAAAAGCCAGATTAAATATATTTCAAGGCGGTACTAGATCTGGTAAATCTTGGAGCTTAATGCAATATTGTTTATATCTAATGACTACTGAAAAGAAGCCATTGACTATAAGCATAGTTCGTAAAACATTACCAGCACTTAAAAGATCAGTTCTAAGAGATTTTTTACATATATCTAGGCAATTAGGTATTTACTGGAATGGGGTGCATAACAAATCAGAAAACACATTTGAATTTAATGGACATCTTTTAGAAATGTTTAGTGCTGATGATGCACAAAAGATTAGAGGTTCATCTAGGGATATATTGTGGATTTGTGAGGGCAATGAATTATTTTTTGAAGATTACCAGCAATTAGTAATGAGAACAAGGCAAAGGATATATATTGATTTTAACCCATCTGATCCAGTACATTATCTTTATGACTTAGCAGAGAGAGATGATGCTAACTTATTTATATCAACATACAAAGACAATAAGTTTTTGCCTAAAGAGTTAGTTGATGAGATTGAAAGGATTAAAGAACGAGATCCTGACTATTGGCGAGTATATGGTGAGGGACAAAGAGCTGTATTTAGTGAAAAGCAAATATTTAAGAATTGGAATTACATACCCCATAAAGATTTTCCAGATCTTGATGATTATGTGCTAGGATGTGATTTTGGATTTTCCCAGGATCCACTGGCAATTGTAAAGGTTGGTAAGCATAACAATAGTTTATATATTCATGAGCTTATTTATAAAAAGGGAATGACAAATCGAGATATTGCTGAGTTTATCAAAGAACAAAAGCTAGATGATATGCTAATGTATTGTGATAGTGCTGAGCCAAAAAGTATTGAGGAGCTTAGACAAATGAGTATATGGGCAAAAGGAGCAGTAAAAGGACAAGGCAGTATTAATGCTGGTATTTCATTATTAAAAGAATTTGATATTTATGTTAGTGAGGAATCAACAAACATACTTAAAGAACAATTAAGCTATATATATGATGAGCTTAAAGATGGCACAATAATCAACAAACCAAAATCTATCCAAGCGGACCACCTTTTGGATTCGATCAGATATTGTGTATATAGTAGATGGCGAAATAGAAATGATTTTTTTGTTGTATAATAAAAGAATTTAATATTTTGTATTTTTACATAAAATTTTATTTTAATGGCATCATTCTTTGACAGATTCAGAAACCTAATAACCAAAAATGCACAACAAACAGCAGATGAATATAACAAAGCCATCTACAACTGGCTAGGTGAGAGCATTGTTTGGAATCCAGAAAACGATACAACATATATTAACGAGGGTTACAGAAAAAATGCAACTGTATATTCCTTAGTAAATATTATAGCAAAAGCGGCATCATCAATACCATTTCAAGTTTATGAAAAGGTTAATGATAATGACTATAAAAGATATAAGGCAATGAATAGTGGCACACTAGATTCTAGTGTTATGCACAAAGCTGATTATTTAAAAAAGAAAGCATTAGTTGAATTACACGATACTGATTTACATAAATTATTAGAACGACCAAACCCAGCTCAATCGTATGCATCATGGATTACTGAGCTAATTGCTTTTGGTAAATTAACTGGCAACAGATACATTTATGGTATTGCTCCAGAAACTGGCAATGGTGCTGGTAAATACAAAGAACTTTATGTAATGCCTAGCCAATTAATTGAAATTGTATCTGGCGGTATTATGCAACCAGTTAAGGAATATCAAATTGAATACAATGGGCAATATAAAATTCCAGCTGATCAAATTTGCCATATAAAAGATTTTAACCCATACTTTGATGGTAGTGGCTCACATTTATATGGGCAATCACCACTTAGAGCTGGTTTGCGATCAATGACTACAAATAATGAAGCGGTACAAACTGGAGTTAAGTATTTACAAAACCAAACAGCTAGGGGTGTTTTAATGAGTGATGAGGGCGATTTAAATGAGATGCAAGCTCAACAATTAAAAGATAAGTTTAGAAAAAACTTTCAAGGATCTGACAATGCTGGTGATGTAATTATAACACCAAAGAAATTATCTTGGGTTAACTTTGGATTAAATGCTAGTGATCTTAGTTTAATAGAACAATACAATGCATCTATTAAAGATTTATGCAACATATATAATGTGCCAGTTACTTTACTTAACAACACAGAAAGCTCAACTTATAATAACATAAAAGAAGCTAAAAAAGCATTATATCAAAATTGTGTTATTCCAGAGCTTAATAAAATTGCAGATGAGCTTAATAGATGGCTTGCACCTAAATATGGTGATAAACTTTGTATTGAGTTTGATTATAGTGTGATCCCAGAATTACAAGAAGAAACTGAAAAGGTTGTTGATCAAATGTCTAAGGCATGGTGGTTAACTCCAAATGAAAAAAGATCAGCAATGTCTTTTGGAACTGATGAGGAAAATGAAATACTTAATGAATATTATATACCAGCAAATTTAATTCCATCATCTGGCAATGATATTGAAATTGAAGATCCGCAACCAGCTTTACAAGAAACTGAGGATGTTGAAAAAACACAAATTAAAAAAAAGGATTTTACACCTAAAGTAGCAACCTATAAAAAAAATGCTGACTAAATCACAAAACAAATGGCGAGATGCTTTTGAAAACCAAAGAAGGATAACAGAAAAACGTAACATCTCAAGATTTACAAGATATTACCAAAAAGAATACAACAAAGGAGTTGATAATGTTTTAAACTCTGGCAGTACCAATTATCAATATTTATTTACAGTAGATTTTTTTAATAACCTATACAATGAATTGTATCAAGATACATCAATGCATTTTGCTAAATGGTATGCTAGAACTTTTGACAAACTAATTAAAAAAGGTGTATCTAGTAAAGATTATGTAACTCAATGGCAAGCATCATTTGGTTTATATGCTAAACAAGTAGCGGCCACAAATGTTGTTTTAGTAAGTGGCACAGCAAAAAAAACATTAATTAAAATAACACAAAGATTGTTTTCTGATCCTGAGTTTATGGGGTTAGGTTATGATCAAAAAGCTAGGATATTAAAAAAACAATTTAAAAGATATTCAAAGTATCAAGCACAAAGATTAGTTAGAACTGAAACTACTAGGGCCGCTAACTATGGAGTTGAGCAAAGTGCCTTAACTGTTTTTCCTGGTGAGAACTTAATTAAAGAATGGTCCACATCATTAGATGGCAGAGAGAGAGATTGGCATGCACAAGCTAATGGGCAAAAGGTAAAAAATCAAGATTCTTTTATTGTTGGTGGTGAAGCTATTATGCGACCAGGTGAGGGATCTGCTCTAAATGTAGTTAATTGCAGATGCTCTGCTATTTATTACCCAGATCAAACAAACCAACCAAACTCATCAAGTGGGTTGTTATTTAACATAGGAGTTGGCTTAGCAATCAATGAGCTGACAAAGGATTAAAAATTAATTTAGTAATTTTACAAAAAATACATATATGGAATTTATTTATAAGGCGGCTCCACTAGGCGATATAATTGCTGATTTTGATGAAAAGAATGGCATAGTAAAAGGTTATGGCTCATACTTTGACAATAAAGATAGCGACCAAGATATTATAAGAAAAGGAGCATATCAAAAAACAATTCAAGAAAATGGCTCTAGGGTTAAGTATTTATATCAACACGATATGATGCAACCTATTGGTAAAATGGATGAGCTTTATGAAGATGAGAAAGGTTTAGTATTTGTAGCAAAAGTTCCTAAAACTCAATTAGGTACTGATGTTATTGAACTAATGAAAGCTGGAGTAATTACTGAAAACTCTGTTGGAATTATGCCAATAGTAAAAGAACAAAAAGGTGATTACAGAGAAATAAAAGAGGTGAAACTATATGAAATTAGTGCTGTTACTTTAGCAGCAAATGATCAAGCTAAGATATTAGATGTAAAAGGAATGTCTAATATTGATCATGTTTACAAAAGATATGATAATATTTGTAAACTACTTAGAAAGGGCAATATCTCAGATGATATGGGATATGCCTTAGAATCCGAAATAATCAAACTCAAAACATATTTCATTAATGCTACTCAGCCAGTTGAGGAAACTACTGAGCCAGTCGAAGTCAAGCATGAGGTTGATATTTATAAATACTTGTTAAATAATTTAAAATAATCTTTACTAAAATGGAAGAAAACGTAAAAAAACAGCTTGACCAGATTGGCGATCTTATAGATGCTAAATTGGAAAAAGCTCATGGACAAGCACTTGAAAGTGCTAATGGTAAGGCAGATGAAATGCTGAAAGGCGAAATTTCAAACCTTGCTAACAAATTTAATGAGAGATTAGATCAAATGGAAGTTGCTAACAAAAAACATTTTGAAGCAAAATCTAATGAAAATCTAACTTTCAAAGGTGGCTTAATGAAGTCAATTAATGATGGTGCTATTGAAAACCTTGTAAAAGGAAACTCAAGATCTGCACAATTTGAAGTAAAAGCGGACATGACTGTTGCTGCTGACTTTACTGGTGAAGTTATACCAGCTGATAGAGTTGCTGGATATAAATATGATCCAACACGACCAGTTCATGTTAGACAATTAATCCCACAAGGATCAACTAGCTCTGATGTGATTAGATTTGTAAAAGAATCTGGATATTCTAATGGTGCTGCAACAGCAGCTGAGGGAGCAACTTTAGCTCAATCTGATTTTGACTTTACTGCATCTGACAGCAATGTTAGAAAAATTGGAACATACTTTAGAATTTCTGAGGAAATGTTGGCAGATACTCCACAGCTTACTAGCTATATTTCAGCTAGAGCGCCAGAAAAATTATTAAATGTTGAGGATTCTCAAATTTTATCTGGTAATGGAACTGCTCCAAATTTATCTGGTATCATAACTGATGCTGCTGACTTTGATGTTTCATCTGGTGGTGCTTTTTACCAATCAGTTGAATCAGCAAATGAATTTGATGTTTTAGTTGCATCATTAAATCAATTAGCACTATCTAACTACCAAGCTAGTTACATAATGTTAAACCCAACTGATTTTCATAAAATCTTATTATTAAAAGATAGCCAAAACAACTATCTAAAAGATCAAGTGTATTCTGGATTACAACCTAACTTTATGGGTGTGCCAGTTATAATAAACAATGCACTATCTGCTGGATCGTTCTTATGTGGTAACTTTAATGTTGGAACTCAACTTTGGATTAGAGATAATGTAAATGTTGAATTTTTTAGAGAAGATGGAACAAACGTAAGAGATGGTTTTGTAACTGTAAGAGTAAGCGAGAGAATTGCTCTAACAAACTACTTGCCTAATGCTTTCGTAAATGGATCATTCTCAACTGCAAAAGCAGCTTTAGAAACTCCATAATAATATTCTTTATTATAATTAAAGGGGTATTTATTACCCCTTTTTTTATGGGGTAAACTCAAATAAATATAAAATAAATGCAAAAAATATTTTGTAATTAAAAAAATTCTTTTATCTTTGTGTAAACAAAACGATATTATTATGAAATTAAATTTAAAAAAAGTAAATTCTAAAAAAGCATTAGAGGCACAAGGTTATTGTCGAATTGATTATAATTTACCTTACTGGGGTTTATTAGCCGATAGTATTGATGATGGTCAAAAACCACCTAAATATGTTTTAGTAGCAAACAATGATGTTTGTTTTGAAAATGGTGGTGATTTTGGTTTAATGACAGCAGCTTGTTATTCAATCAAAGAGGCATTAGATATTTACAATAACGGTATTTACAATAATGTTTAATATGTATAAAAAATTCTTAAAACAAGATCCGAACAACTGGAAATGGCTTATAGCTATTCATGTAGTTGTTTATTCAATAATGTTAATCTTAATGCTAGATATATGAATTGTAAAAACTTAAAATTAAAAGATGCATTTAAATTAGCTATGAATGATATGACTGATGAATTATGTTTGGCATGGCAACCAGTAAATGATTATGTTATTGATAATACATTAAATGATTTAGCAGTTAAGTTTAGCAATAATTTAATTGAGCATGATAGGGTTTTATACTATAATGTTGATTGGCAACAGCCAGTTTCTAAAACATATTTAAACACTAAAGAACAAAGGCAGTTAAATAGTAAGCTGGGAATTACTAAAAGCAAAGGAATAATAAATTGGTATAAAAATTAATTTAACAGAGGGGTGTACAAAACAATCAAGGTGGATAGCTATAAGGTGTACAACTTTTAACCACTGCAACGGAGCAAGAGAGCCAACCCACACCCCTCACATTAAAAGAAAAAATATGAGCTATAATAAAAACAAGTTTGAGCATAATTTAAAAAAAGCTAAAAGACAAAGAGAGTTTGATAGATATGAAAGGCAAAAGCTAAACAATCTCTTTTCAATATTCGCTGATGTAAATAAAAACACTTTAAATAATGAATAGATACTATATAAGGCACTTTTTAGGGGGTTTACTGCTCTTTTTATCATTCAGGGCAATGTTACTATCAAATGACTTATTAACAGCTGTAATACTAGGTTTATTAGCTATTGCAGTAATAACAAATAAAGATGAGTAATAAAAAAAATAAAATAGTAGTGTTAGATGTTGATACAATAGTAACAAGCTCTGTTGATCATAACACATTTGAAAAATTACCAGCTACAAAAAAATTAAGAATATACTATCATGCACAAGAAATTGTTAAGATAATGCAATCACAACCATTGTAATAATTGTTTTGTTTTGTTTTGTAAATCTGTGATTGTTAAAAAGCCAGTTGTTAGTTCAGCTGGTTTTTTTTTATATTATGTGCATGAATCACAACCAAAAAGGTTGCTTTGCTGAATATCATTTTGCATCAACAGTTATAGCTTTGGGTTATAATGTTTCAATGCCATTACTTAGTGCCAGCTATTATGATTGCATTCTTGAAAAAAATGGTAAGCTCTTTAAAATCCAAATTAAGTATTTAGGCAAAGATCGTACACAAAGAAAAAACAGCATACAAATAACATTAAGGCGAACTGGTTTGGCATTTTATGAAAAAAAATATGTTGACTATTTTGCTTTGTGGGATGAAAGGCACAATGGGTTTTTTATTATACCAAATTTAGAGCAAACAAGTTTAAAATTAAATCATCAATGGCAAGTATAAAGAAAATTTTAATAACTTTGCCTTGATTTCATAAATAAGTTTAAGAGTGCTACTAATTAAAACCTAGTGGCACTTTTTTTTTATCTTTACATAAAAATAATACTATGAAAATTAAACTTTTAACATCAATCAAAAGAAATGGACAAAATTATATTGAGGGTGATATTTTAGATATTCCAGAAAATAATGTTGGTAAATGGATTAAAAATGGTTGGGGTGAATCTATTGAAAAGCCAGTTAAGAAAAAAGAAGTCAAAGTAAAAAAAGAAACTAAGGAATTAAAAATAGATTCAAAAGAAACTAAACATGAGGCAAAATAAAGATTAATTCAACTGAGGGATCTGAAATTGTATTAGTAGCAACAGCTAAAGATTACATGAGAGTTAGCACAACTGCTGATGACAATATTATCACCAGGATGATTACTCAAGCTAGAATTTGGTGTGAAAATTATATTTCAAGAGATATTGTATCAAAAAATAGAACATATTATATGGATGAAACCAATGGCATTTTCGATTTGCCATTTGGTCCAGTAAGTAGTATTTCTAGTGTTACAAGTGATGGTGTTGCTATTGAATATTCTGTTTTAGGTTTGGATAATGAAAGTATAGAGCTTGATGGCGGACCATCTGAAAAAATAAAGGTTGTTTATGTAACATCTGGATTAAATGATTCATTGTTACAATCTGCCATAATGCAATTAGTATCAACATATTATGATAATAGAGCTGACTTTAGTTCAGATCAAAAAAGTAATGTTGAATCAATACCAACAGATGTTAGAGATATTTTAAACTCATATAAAGCAATGTACTTATAATGGATGCTGGCAAATTAGATACTAGAATTGGTGTATATAGATTAAATCAAACAACAGATGGTTTTGGTGGCTTTACTGATTCACCTAGTTTATTGACAACATTATGGGCAAATATTGAATATGTAAGTGGTGAGATGAGTACCGAAAATGGTAGCCGAAAACAATCTAAAAAGATTAAATTGATATTTAGAGATTTGGCATTGGTTTCACCTAATAATTATTTTGAGTACTATTTACAGATTGATGGCAATGCATATAAATATAGAATTGTTAATTTATTTGAAAGCACACCAGATTTTTATACAACTATTGAAGCAGTAACATTTTCATAATGAAAAGTAAATTAAAATTTAATAAAGCTGATTTAAATAATGTCAATAAAATATTGACTGACTTAAATGTTGTTGTTAAAAATGCTAATAGTAAAGAGATTGCCTATGCTGCGGCAAACATTGTAAAAGAACAAAAATTAAAAGCTCCAGTTGATACTGGTGCATTAAAAAGTGGAATAAATTATAGCAAAGATGGTAGCGGTGTTGCTATTGTATCTGAAATGCAATACTCAAGTTTTGTTGAATATGGTACTAGTAAGCAAAAGCCACAGCCATATTTTTTTAATCCAGCTAGGGTTATGTTTAGAAATTTTGCAAAAAAAATAGAAACTAAATTAAATAGTAAAATTAGATGAAAGATCCGATGAGGTTTATAAGGCAAGCTATAATTAGCACACTTGGCACTATTAGTTTAAGTGGTCAACCAGTACAAGTTACAAATAGGGTAAGCAGATCTTTTGCAGCTCCTTATATTTGGGTTTATAGTGTGGCAACAAATGAAATCGATTCAAACCAGCAATCATTTACAAGTGAGATAATTACTAGAGTTGAAATTGTTACTAAATTTCAAGGTGATTCTGGTGGTGATTTAGATGCAAATATATTAGTAAATACTTGTTTAAATTTGCTAAGAACTAGATCAAGTGGATATTTTGATTTAAGTGCCAATGATTTTAAAGTTTATGGGTGTGTTAATGAGGGTGTTACTTATAGTCAAGAAGATACAGATGGTGGCACTTATTTTAAAGGAGTTATAGAATTATCAAACAGAGTAGAACAATTAAGTTAAAATGGGATATACAGACATGAAATTATATATGATGAATACTTTTGCTTTAGGCATTTCATTGACTAATATAGAGGTTACATTAAGAATTATTTTATTGTTAGCTACAATAATTTATACAATACAAAAAATAAAAAGTAAAAAAGAAGATGGCAACAAAAATTAGTGAGGATACTAACGTACAACTAGATTTAAAAACAATCGGAATTATTATAGCTGGTACAATTTCACTTGCTAGTATGTGGTTTACTTTACAAGGTGATATATCAGAATTACAAAATAAAATTGAAAATTTTTCTGGTGATGAGTTTGTTCAAAAAATGGAGTTTAAATTTAAAGATGA